GGCTTAAAGCCTGCCCTATTATAAAATTATTTATATATAAAAAAATAAATATAATTATTATTATATAATAATATTATTAAACACGCGCGAGGCAAAAATTATTTTCAAATGTCCCTTTTCCATTTTAAAAAAATTTATTGACATTCGTATTTTTTTTGATTTATACAAAACAAAAATAATAGAAATTATTATTTTTATACAGGTAAAATAGATTTTAATTTTTGGAGGCTGTAAAGCCGTGGTTGATTTTGAGATAAAAAAGTTTTGCTCTGAAAAGGAATGGCTTAATGCAAGAAAAAAAGATTTAACCGCCTCATCTATCGCAGCTCTTTTTGGAGTTCATGAATTTATAACTCCATATGCATTGTGGTCTGAAAAATCAGGAAAATTGAAGATTAATAATATTGAAAATCAAGCTATTCAAAGAGGTAAATTATTAGAACCAGTTGCAGTAGAATTATTGAAATTTGATTTTCCTGAATTAGAAATCCATCATAATTCAGGAAGTGAAACACTGTATTTTAGAGACCCAATTTATAGGATTGGGGCGACTCCTGACACACTTGTTCAATGTCCAAATAGAGGCAATGGAACTATACAAATAAAATCAGTCGAGTCATCTGTATTTAGAAAAAAATGGATTGATGAAAATGGCGATCCAGAACCTCCTTTGTGGATAGCAATACAAGCCTCTTTAGAGGCTTATATGACTAATAGCAATTGGGCTGCTGTTGCTCCTATCGTTGTATCTCATGGGATTGAAGTTCCTCTAATAGAAATACCAATTCAAAAAAAACTCATTAAAGCGATACATAAAAAATCTATAGATTTTTGGGAAATGATTGAAAATGGGATAGAGCCTACTCCTAATTTTTCATTAGACGAAGATGTCATAAACAATTCTTATCAAGGCGATGGAACATCTATAGATTTATCAAATTCAAATAAAATTCAATGCCTTATTGAAGAACATTCAATTATTTTAGATCAATTCAATAATGCTGAAAAAAGAATTAATGAGATTAAATCCGAATTAAAATTTTCAATGAAAAATTCCGAATTAGCATATCTAAAAGATGGAAAAAAAATGACTTGGAAGCGTCAAAAGAGAAGGCTTTCAAATGGCAATTATACCTCACATAGAGTTCTCAGAGTTCCAAAAATTTTAAAAAAAGAAGATGATCTGGAAGAGCCTATTGAATTTAAAAAAGAAACTATTTCAACAGAAGATAAATGGAGATTTTAAGAATGCATGAGTCAAGTCAAGCTCCTATAGGTCATAACAAACCGCCAACAGATAAAGAAATAATGGATAATAAATATTCTGATCTTTTAGAAAGATTAGAAAAAGTTGCTGATAAAACAACAGAAGTTGTGTCTGATTTAAGAGAAAAAAATAACGGAAAACCATCTATTAATTCAGATGAAGATGTTTCTAAGGTCGCTCCTCTTGCAAAAGAAGCAAAATCAATAAACAGCGAATTAGAAGATATAAGAATTGAGGAAAAAAAGCCTCATTTAGAAGCAGGAAGAGCTGTTGATTCTTATTTTAAGTCACATAAAGAACGAGCTGAAAGAATATTTACAACTCTTGAACATTTAGCAAGCGATTTTCAAAATAGAAAAATCGCAGCAGAACGAGCGGCTGCAAAAGCAGAAGCAGAAAGAAGAGAAAAAGAAGCTCAAAGATTGAGAGAAGAAGCAGAAAAAGCTAAACGGAAAGAAACTGCTGAAAGAAAATTAGCTCAAGCTGAATATGAAGAAAATAGAGCTGATGCAGCCATTGATGATGCAAATGCATCTAATGCTGAATTAGGATCAGTTAGAAGTGAAAATGGAACTATTTTAGCTTCAGCAAGAACTGTTTGGGATTTCACTATCAATGATTATGACAAAATTCCTTTAGATCAATTAAGAATATTTCTCTCAAGATCAGAGGTTGAAAAGGCAATCAAAAAATTTGCCAATCATCATAAAGAAGCCGCCAAATTAAATGGCGTTACATTTACCGAAAAAGCAAAAACTCAATTTAGATGATGAAAACTGGAATATATAAGATAGTTGTTTCCGGTGATAAGCGTCATTATATTGGCTCTTCTGTTAATATTTACGCTCGCTGGTTAGGGCATAAGTCCAAACTAAGATGCGGCAATCATCACTGTTACAGCTTACAAAAAGCGTATGATCTTTTAGGAGAGAAATCATTTTCTTATGAAATTATTTTTGAATGCTCTGTTGATGATCTATCTCATTTAGAAGCCAACTTAATCTTGTCGAGTGAAACGCCCTTATTCAATACATATCAAGGTGCAACTTTCAACAGAACGGGTATGAAAATGCCTGATTCTGCAAAAGAGGCTATTTCTCAAAGCCTTAAAGGAAACAGCTATCGTTCTGGAATACCTCATTGCGAAAAGTCAAAGCAAAAAATATCGGAAAGTTTGAAAAGAGCTTATCGCAATGGTCGCAAAGCATCTCTTAATCCTCAAAATTTGAGCTCTTATAATCGCGCAATTCAAAAAGGTGTTATTGAGCACCCTAGTAAAAAGCCTGATCAAGATAGAGGAGTAACTGATCATTACCTAAAAAATTGGTCTTTGAAAGAAGCGGGTGCTGCTTTTGGGATCACAATGTCTGCTGCTGCATACGCAGTTAAAAGACATACAGGAAAAAGCGCCCGTCAACTTAAAAAGGAGTTAACTTATGGAAAAGTATTTAGTATTTGACGTGGAGACAACAGGACTCTTCGACTTTAAAAAACCTGCTGATCATCCAGAACAGCCAAGGCTTGCTCATTTTAATATTATTTTGGCGAATAAATACGGTTCAAAATTAGCGCAATATGATTTTATGATTAAGCCTGATGAAACTTGGACACAAAAGAACTTTGATGATCTTGAAAGCCCTTCTAATCCAAATCATTTAACAAGACAATTTCTTGAAGATCATGGAAAACCTCTTTCTGAAGCATTGGAATTATACACAAAGTGCATTCAGGATGGATTAATTGCAACAGCTTACAATGCTCAATTTGATCTAAAAATGATGCGTTCAGAATTAAGAAAAGCAGGTCAAAATGATCTTTTTGAGATCACTAAAAATGCTTGTTTAATGCGGCCTATGACACCCATTTGCAGAATTCCTAATGTTAATAGAGGTGGGTTTAAATTCCCTAAACTGCATGAAGCATTAGATCATATTGGCTATAAATTAGAGAATGCACATTCAGCAGATGCTGATACTGAAGGAGCGCGTGTTGTTCTCGAATGGCTTATTGAGAATGAACTTATGCCAGAAGCAAAAGTTCATTATGCAAAAGAAGGCTCAAACGCTTCAAAAGCTTTGTCTAGCAGAAATAGCACTAAAAGCAATGCGCCTGTTAAATCATCTTCAATAAAAGATAGCAGCATTCCAGATTCATTTTAGAGGTAAAAATGAAAGTTTCTAATATCAGAAAATGTGTTGAAATACTTGACGACATCAGTGATTTGAAAAGGTCTCTTAGACAACTAGAATCAGCAGATATTTATAATATGTCTGCAACAATATCATTTGTTCAAGATTCTATATCTTTAGACTACGTTAGCTAAGAATTGTTGAAATGCTTTAAGCAAGAATTAGAAAATAATTTAAATAATCTGATTATTGAAGCGCAAGCTTTAGGAGCTGAATTCGAAGGCAATTAAAGCCTTCGAATATTTTAAATATCAAAACATAAAGGAAATAGCATGTCTAACAATATTGCAGTTGTTAAAGATCAAATTCAAAGAATGGGAGACCAATTTTCAGCAAGTCTTCCAGCACATATTCCAGTTGAGAGATTTAAAAGAGTTGTAATGACTGCAATTCAAAATAATGGTCAACTGTTAAATTGTGACCGCAAGAGTTTATTTCTTGCGTGTGTTCAAGCGTCTCAAGACGGTTTATTGCCTGATGGAAGAGATGGCGCATTAGTCCCATTTAAAGGCAGTGTTAGATGGATGCCTATGATTGGAGGCATTCGTAAAAAAGTAAGAAATAGTGGTGAAATTTCTACTTGGGATGTTCAGGCAGTTTATGAAAATGATGAATTTGAATTTGAATTTGGTGACGATCCTTTTATTAAACACAAACCAACTTTAAAAGATCGTGGTGAATTAATAGCTGTTTACTCAATAGCTACTTTAAAAGATGGTGAAAAGAGCCGCGACATAATGGGAATTGATGATGTTGAGAAAATTAGAAAACTTTCTCAATCTCAAAAGGGGCCTTGGTCAAATCCAACTTTCTATGCAGAAATGGCTAAAAAAACAGTTGCCAGAAGGCACAGTAAAGTTCTTCCAATGTCTACTGATTTGGATGATCTAATTAGAAGAGATGATGATCTTTACGATCTAAAATCTGTCTCTGATCAAAATTTACCAAATTCAAATCAATCATTAGCTGAAAAAATGGATGCTCTTGCTGATAAATCTCAAGAAGATGATTCAGAAATTGATCATGATGCTGAAACAGGTGAAATTGAAGATGCAGAAATAGAAGGTGTTCAAGTTTCTGAAAACAAGCCTGACCCTAAAATTGAAGAAGCTAGGAAAAAAGGAATTGAATCATTCAAGAATGGATTATCAAAAAGGGCTGTTCCTACAGAATATCGTGAAGAAGGATTAGAGCACCTTAGAGATGCGTGGTCGCAAGGCTTTGAAGAAGCATCAAAGGATGCTTCATAATGAAATATTCTCCACAGCAATCTAAGGCTTTGGATTTGGCGGGTGCATGGTTAAACCAATGCACCGCCGAAAAAAAATCAAGAAAAAGACTTTCAAAGCCCTTTTTTTATCTTGCAGGTTATGCAGGAACGGGAAAATCGACATTAGCTTCTAAACTTGCTGAGTTACAAGATGAACCTGTTCAATATGGAGCTTTCACAGGAAAAGCAGCAAAAGTTATGAGGGATAATGGTTGCATAGGAGCGGCAACAATACACTCTTTGATCTATATTACAAAAAGAGATTCTATAACTGGAAATCTCAAATTCTCATGGAACTCAATTGGATCTTGTCGAGAAGCGGGTTTAATTATCATTGATGAATGTTCAATGGTAAATGACGATCTTGCAAAAGATTTGCTGAAATATAACAATCCTATTTTAGTTTTAGGTGATCCAGGACAATTACCTCCTGTAAAAGGAGCTGGATATTTCACTTCAGGCAATCCTGATGCAATGCTTGATGAAATACATAGGCAAGCTGCTGACAGTGGAATAATTAGGCTTGCAACTTCAATAAGAGAAAATAATTTCAAACCTTCTCCTTCAATTGAAAGAGATGTTCAATTGATTAAATCTGGAACAGATGTAAGCGAATATGTGGAAAAATCAGGCGCATTAATCGTTGGTAAAAATCAAACAAGAAATTCATACAATGACCGAATGAGGCAAAGACTAGGATATGGGAAAACGCCATATCCCGAAAAAGGTGAAACCTTAATCTGCTTGAAAAACGATAAGGATTTAGGAATCTTCAATGGTGAAATTTGGGAGGTTCTTGAATATCAAGGAAAGTCTAAAAATAAAAGCAATATGTATCATGAATACAGATTGATATCACCAGAAGATAAAAATCTATCAATTGATGTTACTGTTCATGATTGTTTTTTTAGCAGAAAAGAAAAGCCTTTTTGGAAAGAGCTTACAGGAACTCAAGAGTTTGATTTTGGCTATGTTCTTACATGCCACAAAAGCCAAGGCTCTCAATGGGATAATGTCGTTGTTTTTGATGAAAGCTCAATATTTAGAGATCAATCGCAGCGGTGGCTTTATACAGCGGTTACAAGAGCTGCAAAAAATATAACTTTAGTTTTTTAAAGAAGAAAGAGATTCAATGTCATCATTAAACAAAGTCCAGTTGATAGGCAATTTAGGTAACGATCCTGATATTAGAAATACACAAGATGGAAGGAAAATATCTAGTTTTTCTTTAGCAACTTCTGAAAGTTGGCGCGATAAAAACACTGGTGAAAGAAGAAGCAAATCTGATTGGCATAAAATTGTATGCTTTAATGACGGTCTTTCAAAAGTAATTGAACAATACTTAAAAAAAGGCTCAAAAGTCTATGTTGAAGGAAAGCTGGTAACTCGAAAATGGCAAGATAACAACGGCAATGATCGATACACCACAGAAGTTGTTCTTCAGAGTTATGCAGGTCAATTGATCATGCTTGATAATAAGAATAACTCAAATGGCAATTCTGGAAATAATAGTCAAAATAATCAATCCAGCAGCGTTAATGATAGTTATATGAATGATGATATTCCGTTTTAAGGAGATAATTTAAATGGAAAATTCAAGAGTAGAAATAGAGTGCTTAATAAAGCAAGATGATCCAAATAAAAAAGCAATAGCTATTGCTAATGGAACAGAAGAAGAAGCATTAAATAAAAAAACAAATCAAAAATATAAAAGAGAAAAATGGTTTTGGCTTCCTAGATCACAAGTTGAATATGTTGATGAAGGATTAATCAGCATTCCTATTTGGTTAGCTAAGGATTCTGGATTGATATGACAGTTCTTTCATCACAAACAATAAGAAAATTAAAGCCAATTTTAGATATCAAAGAAAGAACTGAAATAAATATAAATGGAATAAGAACAACTTATGGATTAAGTGCGGCTGGTTATGATTTAAGGCTTGATCAAGATTTAGAAATAAAATCTGGAAATTGCTGTTTAGCTTCTGCAACAGAATTATTTGATATGCCTAATAATATTATTGGATATGTTCATGATAAGTCATCCTTAGCAAGGAGATTTATAACAGTTCAAAACACTGTTATTGAGCCAGGCTGGAAAGGCCAATTAACATTAGAAATCATAAATCATTCAGAAAAAGATATTAATCTTTTTAGAGGAATGGGAATTGCGCAAGTTGTATTTCATTTTTTAGATGAAGAAACTGAACAGCCTTATGATGGTAAATATCAACATCAAAAAGGGGTTACAGAAGCAATATGAGTAATTTTAGAGAATATAAATTCAATGCAATAGAAGTAGCTGAAGCCGCCCTTGAAGGCGGCTTTTCAGATTGTGATAAAATAGAATTGTCTATTGAAAACAATATCTTAATTATAAGAATTCATGAAACTATAGAAAAGAAAAAGCCTAAAGGTGGTAAATTTGCAAAAGAAGCAGGAATTCTATGCTCACAAAAAGATTTTCAAAATTTTTTGGAAGTTAAAGATCAAGATAAAGCTGCTTTAAGCGTATATCAAATTTGCGGAATTAATAGCAGGGTTTATCTTGATTCTGATAAAAATGCTATGAAAGCATGGGAAAGTCTTACAGCAGAATTTGAGTTCTGGAAAAGAGGTTATTAATTTGACTTAGATTTTTCTCTTTCTCTATCAAGAATCTGATCAATTTTTTGTTCTATGCTTTCTAAACGTCTTGTTGTGTCTTTCTCCAAATAATCAACACGAACTCTTATTAAGTTATTTTTAGAATCTAGTTGAGATGTTTTTGAAAAAATATCAATTTTTGTTCTTTCATAATTTGCTAAAAATTCTTTATGAGTTTTAAGGAAATCATCAAAATTCTTTTCAAATTTTTCAAGATTAGTGACTCGATTATCAATCGAGAAGTAAGCACCCAAAATACCAAGGCACAAAACTATGATTTGAATTATATTTCCAAGAGTTATTTTTTTATCAAACATATGAAATTCATTTCTATATTTATTTATCATTTAAGCGTGTATTATAACCACGTCTCAATTCTTCATACCAACTATTTTTACCAATGCAGCTTTGTATTTGCGCATTAGATGTTCTAATTCTAGCGTTTGCTAGATCAAGCCCCGCTTTCAATCTTCTTGCATCAGATTCTAAACGGCTTCCTTCAGGCAAAACAACCTTAACAACGCTATATCTATCATCACAGTTATCAGGCGGTTTTGGCAAATTAACCTCTTGAGCTATTGCCGTTCTATCGGCAATAGCTGTATTTATAGAAGATTCTTTAAATCCGTTGCTAGTCTGACAATTCGCCATGAAGAGAAGGGCTGGTAATGCAAAAAGGATTTTCAGGTAATTGCTTTTCAAGATCATTGATTTGCCTTTCTTTCTCTTGTCTTTCATTTTCAGCTTCTATCATCTGTTGTTTTAAATCATCAGCAATATCTTCTGCTTTTGCAGCCGCTCGTTCTGCTATTTTCAAGCGTCTATTATTTTCAGACAATATCTTATTGAAAGCTAATTCAGCAGCTCTATGACCCTCTGCTTGCGCCTCAAGTTGTAAGAATTTACATTCTCTTGATGCAAGTTCAGTTGCAGAATTCCATGAGTAAACATAAACAGCTAATGCCAAAGGAATTGAACATGCTGGAATTGCAAATACTGAAGGGATTCTTTTAAAGAAAGACATAATCCAGATAAATATAAAACTTGACAAGCCAAAACTTATAATCAGCATTTGAATTACGTTTACAAAAAAAGAATGAATATCTTGAATAATGCTAATAATCATATTTTTTCCTTCTTAAAGATTCTGGCAATTTAGGAAAATCATCATCGTAATATTCTTCTTGATATTCCGTTTGATTTTCTTGTTTCTCTTTATCTATTTTACCAAAATACATTCTAACAAGAACTTCAGCACCAAAAGCCAATGCACCAAAAGCCAATGCAGCATATATCCATGTTTTCAATATATTAGAACGATTTTCTTCATCCAATGAAGGAACTATCCAAAAAGTCATTCCAACGGAAAATAGAAAAAGAATAAAGGCAAACTCTCGTTTGCCTGTAGCATCTTTTTTTAATCCCATGATCCATCTTACAAGGCGAAACATTAAGCTACCCTCCGACCTTTAACAAATCCCCTGACATTGCCTATGATGTCATCATTAACTGCAAATGAAGGACATGCTTTAGCAGCGTATTTGTTATGTCCAGAAATGATCTTAATTCCATACATTTCTGCAAGTTCTTGATTAAGATAAAACATTGCAGCTTTTTGTTCAGGAGTTCTTGTGTCTTTTGCTTTTTTACCATCAGCAGTCACGCCGCCAATATAGGCAATAGAAACAGTATTTCTATTGCGTCCTCTTGTATGAGCGCCGATTTGACCAATAGGCCTTCCAAATTGAATAGTTCCATCTAATAGTATTAGAAAATGATATCCGGGGCCACTCCAACCCCGTTTTTTATGCCATACGGTGATATCATCAATATCAAAATGCTTTCCTTCAGGTGTCGCAGCGCAATGGTTTATGATTTCATTAATACGTCTTTTTGTGAATGGTATATCAATTTTTTTATTGAAACCAGAAGCAGTAAAATGGCTTCCTGATAAAGGTTTTAAATCTGACATTGCAGATTTATTTGGTTCAGGTTTTGTGTTTTTTGGATTTGAAAAATAGAATTTCAATGCTGAAATTGTTTGAGGCCCAGCAATACCGTCTACTATTAATCCAAATTTTCTTTGAAATCTTTTAACGGCTCTTTTTGTCTTTGGGCCATAAACACCATCGATATTGCCGTGATAATAACCTAAAGATTTAAGATGTTTTTGAACTTGCTTTCTATTCATTGGGTATTTCCTTTTTGAATTTAAATAGCAATTATTTTCTTCTACTATCTTTACCTGCATCACCAGAAGGATGCTTTATTTGAATTTTAGTGCTTGATCCTGATCGTGTTCCTTGGTGTGCAACATCCACAGCTTTATAGTTACCATCTACACCAGGGCGCGTTCCTATTAAAACAATAGGAGTTTCAGGTTGTGCTAAAGGGTTTAGTTCTATTGTTATTGTTCCTTCACCGCCGCCTCTTTCAGCTTCACCTTTTCTAGCCTCAAGATTTTGTTCCGCTTGATCTTTATCAGCAATTGAGCTTCTAATCATATTAGTTGATTCAGCTCTTTCTGATCCAATATCTTTTTCTACAGTTTCCCAAGTAGCTTTTTTTCTATCAAAGTATCGAGCTTTGGCGGTTTTATGCTTTGCTCTTGCTGTGATTGGAGATATATCCCAATCATGGAGATTCTTGCCGTATTCAGCAGTTAAAGGCGGTAATAAGTCCTTATTTCTTGCTGCAAATACAGATTTTTTACCTCTAACCTTAAACGTTGCATTTAATTCTTTTGCTAAACCTTGAGCAAAAGCAATGAAAGATGCTCCATTAGGATTCCAATAATCTCTTTTTATTTTGCCTAAATCTTCATCTACTTTTATTTCAAATCCTGCTTTTTCAGCAGATTTTTTCAAGGCTTCCTCAAGTGTTGCATCGTCTTTATGCCATCTTTGACCGTCTTTGGCTTTACCCTTAACATCAAAGCTCTTTGCGGAAACGTGAATAGATCGACCACTGCTTCTATTACCCTTTGACCTTACTTTATCAACAACACCTTCAAAAACTAAAGAGCCATATATTAATATTTTAACTTCTGATTTATCGCGGGGCAATATGCCCCGCCCGTAACTATCATCCATAGTGATAGATGCTGTATCTGAAGCAACGCCTTCTTTATCTTGAACAGATATATTTGTGCATATTGGGCCTAAGAGTGACGTTTTATTCACTCCATCAATAATAACTGTCCAAGGTGAAAACCATCCCATTAGTCAAACAAGCTCACTGTTTTAATCTGATTAGTATTATTGTCTTCTTCAGGAAGATCAGGAATGATAACTTCAGTACCAATTGGTAAAATCGTCTTTCCTAAAAGCCCTTTGTTAGCTTCTAAAGTAAGATCAAGAATGTTTTGTCCGACATATCCATAAACGCCAACAAGTATTTGATCTAACATAACGCCTTCTGATTTAACTGTAATTGTTTGTGTCATAGCAACTTATCCAAGAGCATTAAATAATCCAACAAGTGCAGCAACTATTGCAGCACCACCTGCAATCCCTCCCATAGAAGGTCCAGGAGCCTGAATTAAGCTGACAGAATAATTTACATTAAATCCAACACCATTTCTAAGAAGATTAGTGTGTTTTTGACTAACGCTTTTTATTCCATACCAACCAAAAGCACGACCATCACCACGAACTAATGGAACAATAACACCGTTAGCTCTCATTTGATCTAATGCCTCAACACTTGTTAAGCCGCCTATCTTACTTGGAAGAATTTGACCGCTTAAAGTTATTGTTCTTCCATCATCACCAGTAAATTCAATTGGCCTTAAAGAGCCAATTACAGGCTTTTGGGGGATGGAAGCATCCCCCTTTATGTCAACATCATCCACATTAAAAGGACGTGTATCCATTGTTACAGTGCCAATGTTATATAGCATTATCCTATAGCCCAATCTGTATCACCTTGAGCACCTGATAAAGCATCTTGTATATCTTGAGCCATTTGGTTCTTGATATAATTTAGAAGATCATCTTTATCAGAAACACTCTCAACATTTATATTAACCTCAATATTTTTTTGAGGGGGTTGAATTTGGCCTAAATTAGCTCCTGCATTAAAGCTTAGAGGAGCTAATGAGCTAGGGGTAGCATTGGAGTACATACGCGCTGTATCGGATGCATTGTGAACATATCCTGATCTTTGAGGCGTAACCAATTCGGGGCCACGTTCACCAACAAGATATGTTTTTCCACCTGCTACAGAACCGCCTGTTGCTCTTGCACCTGCAATTCCATCACCTGAAACAGAAGCACCACCAACTGATCTAATGCTATTTTTTAAAGCATTAGATTTTTGCAAAGCTCTATCAATTGAAGATGTATCAATATTAGGTCGAGCGGTTATACTCATTCCTTCTTTTATTTTTGCGCCTGCATTAATTGCTTCAGCACTCGCTTGATTGCCACCTTCTCTAACAGCAGAAACAACAGCAGTCATTTCTGTTTTAGCTTTTTGAGAAGCCCCCCTGAACATTCTTCTAGGGTGAACTTTAGGTTCAGGCAAAGGAACTGAATTATTCAATACAGAAGTAGAATCAACTTGTGGAACAGTTGAAGGCCGTCTCCTTCTTCTAGGGTGAACTTTAGGTTCTGATCCTGTTTTAGGTTTTTCATCACCACCACCGCCAAATAGTTTTTTCCACCATCCAGGGGGTTCAGGCCATTTGATAAAATCACCTAACTTTATTTCACCAATTGCTTTAGCAATCCTTTTAGGAAGCTCAATAAACCATTTAACAGCATCACCAACAGCCTTACCTGCTGAAGCACCAAAACTAGCCCAAGATTCATCACTAGCTTTCATTGATCCAAAGAATGAATTCCATAGATCACCTAGCTTTTTTACAGCATTAATAATCGGATCAATAACAGGTTTTGCCGGCCCTAACGCTTCCATGAAAGCAGAACCAAAAGCCTTAAACATCTCTTTGATGCCAGACCAATTGTTGTAAATTGCAGTTCCAGCAGCAGCTATTGCAACTAATATAGCTCCAATCCCTGTTCCAATTACAGCAACTTTAAGCACTCTCATTGCAACGGTTGCTAATCTTAAAGGGTTCAACAATCTTAAGAATGATTTTGCTCCTGTTGATCCAACAATAGCTAAAGCAGAACCAACACCAGTTAAACGAGCTGCAACAGAAAAAGCATAAAGACTAATTGTTGCCCGTTTTGCACCACCTATCAAAGCCTTGAATGGAAACATACCAACTGCTGCCATTGATCTCAAACCGAATCCAGCAACTCTTGCAGAACCTCCAAGAAGTTTAAGAGATTGGATAGCAGCTATAATTGCGCCGCCCTTCATCCACAACAAAGAGAATTTTAAGGCAATTGCAGCAATTCTTAAAGCTATTAAACCAGCAGCAACCTTTACAAGAGTTGCTGCAAGTTCTGGATTGTTTTTAGCAAAATCAGCAATAGCATTGATCAAAGGTATCAAGGCTTGCATAAGTTTATTTGCGGATGGAAGAAGTGCTTGACCAAGAGCAATAGACATTTCTTCAATATTATTTTTAAATGATTGAAGTTGTCTTTCGTTTGTCATTGCTTGCTTTTCAAAAGCAGCATCAACATTGCTAACGCCATCTCTCATATCATTAAGAGTATCAACAAAAGCAGCGTTATTTTTACCAGTTAAGCCGATTATTGCATTATAGGCCTCAACAGAACCAACGAGCTTAAGCAGTTCTGCATCATTCTTAGTTTGCTCTTTAATCTTTTTAAATGCTTCAACAACACCGCCTGATTTTTTAATCAAGTCTTTAAATGATTTAGCACCTAAGTTCTTGAATATTTTTTGGCTTAACTTAGTTTCTCTTGTCAAACCTGCAATAGCAGCTCTTATCTGTGTATGTGCTTGGGCGGCTGGAAGGCCGCTAGTTGTTAAAGCCGCAACACTAGAAAGATATTCATCAATTTTAATCCCTGCATTAGCAACTGTTCCAGCAACAGCACCAAAACCTTGCGCAAGAGCTGATATTGTTGTTTTACCGTTTTTAACAGCGGTAAAAATCTGATCATATATTTCCTTTTGCTCTTTTCCTTCTAAAGAAAAAGCATTGATAGCAGAAGTAACAAGATCAGTTGCTTCTTTAGTTGTTCCTAAACCAGAAACCGCCAAACGTGCTGAACCTTCAAGAACTCCCATAGCATCAGATGCTTGAATTCCTGCTGATCTAATATCATAAAGACTCGAAGTAAGTTCACTTAATGCAACAGGCGTTCTTCTTGCGATCTTAAGAACTTCATTTCCCATAGAATCCATAGATTCTACATTTGTATCTATGAGTGTAGATACATTAGACATTTCAGCTTCAAACTTTTTTGCAGCCTCAATTGGAGCAGCTAAGGCTTTCTGCAAAGCATACGCAACACCAACAGCACCAAGCATTTGAGTTTGAGTACGTCTAATTGCTGCATCATTTCTTTTTTGAGCTTCTCTTAATGAATCTACAGCAGAATTAACTCCTTTAATGGGGCGACTGATTTTATCAACTAAAGAAAGAATTAGTTTTGATTGCAAAGTTCCCATTAATTAAATCCTTATAAACAAGAAAAAAGCCGCCCTCATTGGGGCGGCTTACTTAGAGGTTTAGGCAATGATTCAGCAAGTGCTTTTGAATAGTCAATCAACTTATCTGGATGCCAATTTTCTATCTTGTCAATATCTGTTCCAGTTTCTCTTGAAACAGTAATTGCTAAGGAACGCCATTTTACACTTGATTGATGTTCATTGCTTCCTTCTTGGCTTTTTCCAATTCCGCTTTTGCTATTTCCCCTGCCGACTTTCCCATGAGAGGTAGGATAGCCTCCGTGATTAATTCAAGATCATCTTGAGCAACTTCATCAATAACTTCAATTGGAACATTAGCCATTTGAGCATACATTAAGTAACCAGACTTCAACCCGTCATCTTCATTTTCAGCAGCATAAGTATGCTTAACTTTTAAAACACCAAAAGTTAATTCTGTATAATGAATTCCATTTACCTCAAAATCAAAATCTAACTCAACAGTAGCTTTTTTTACTTTTCCTTTTTTGGTGTATTCATAAGTAACACCTTCAATTTCATTTGTTTTATTGATTGGGTTTTTCTCAGTCATTTTATGCTCCTAATGCGCTGCGAACGCCACCAAAAAGATCAATACCATCTCTTCTAATAATACGTTCCCAAAAATCAATATACCACAACTCTTCACCATTGATACTTAATTCAAAATGAGTGACCTCATTAAAAGCGTGGCTACAGCCTTGAAATTCGTTAGGATCACTTTCATCAGGCTCCCATTCAGTTATAGCACCTTCAATAATCGCGCGACCTGGTATGTCTTTACCAGTCTTTTTATCACGATAAGCACCCGCAAAAGTCCAGCGATCAATTTCACCTAATCCAGTGAAAATTTCACGATCAACACCTTTCACAGAAAATGCAGGTTCTAAAGCCTCAATTCTAGGCTGTGTAAAATTAACTTCCATAACACCGCCTCCTGGATTGTGACCAGCAGTCACAAATTTAATCGGTGGAATAGTAAGTTTTTCAATTGTAACAGCACGTGAAGTATCAGGCTGTGTTGCCCGTCTAACATCAACTGCTGTCAACATAAGAAGTTCTTGAGTTGCCATCTATAATTCTCCTTAATTTGACGTGTTCAATCTGTTGAGAATATCTGTAATCAGACCTTCAACAGCAGGGCGATATCTGTGAATAGCATTATGAGCGCGTTTGAATACAGGAGCTTGCTCAATACCTAGATCAAGTCTAATTCGACCTAAGCGAATTTGTTCAGGACTGTTTTGATCGGCAATAAACGGCTTTGGATTATATCCAAGAATATCATTAGCAGCCTTATGATCTCTAAGCATGAACAAAATACTGTTGATATATGCTTCAACAATATCAGCAGTGATAGGCTTTCCTAAAAATTCGCGTGTGATCTGAATCAGCTTCACAGTGATATAATCAGCACCTCGAACTTGATGAATTTGCTGCCAAAGCTCACCCGTATCCGTGTTATCCGTTCCTATAAAATAATAACCACCTGAAGCAATCGCACCATCAACATTTACTTCACCACCTGCAACAATAGAAACATCAGCATCAAGAAGCTGTTGACCTTCTGTTGAACCATCAAGAAGTGAAAAAGGAATATTTCTAGTCAAACCAGCCAAACCATAAACAGGTTGATTAGCAATTGGCAAAAAAGGCTTGCCTTCATTACCATTATCTTGACGAATAAATAAACCTGCGACACGTGAAGCCATTCCACGTGATACAATGTTTTCGCCTTGATACACTCTTGCACCAACGCCAACAGGCATTAAGCGCTGCGAAGTCATTCCTTCACGTGCATCAATTGCTAATTCTTTTGAAGTATCATCAACATCCACAGGGGCAACAGCTAATAGCTTTTCACAAGCATTAGGAAGAGCTGCAATAACAGGGTTATTAGTATCAAGATCAGGACGCCAAGAAGTTCTTCCTGCAACAATAATTCTAGGAGTAGCATTAACTTCAGAAGCGATATCTTGAACACCAGATAGCATATCAGCAATTTTTGCTGATGTTGCTTCAACAGTTGCCTCTTCTTTAACCCTAAGAACAATAGCATCAATTCCAGTATTCAATCCTGTCAATTGCGTAGCAGCACCATTCACTTGATCATACAGAAGACCGCTTCCTAAAGCGGTCATAGCATCAGTATCAGATGTGGAAATCCTTTTAGGTGTATCTAAAGGATACTCACTTGTAGAAGCATCTTCTGATGTTTCAATGAATAATGTTTTTGAAAAATCAGCACCGATAACAGGAACAGGTTCATTATCTGGTCTTGATTGGGTGTATCCAAAAGTAGGATCAGTCATTTTTTTCTCCATATTTGATTATAGCCAATCAAGCTAAGGCTGGATTGGAGACGTTCGCTAAGAACAAATTTAGGCTAAAAAAGCCAATTATTTTGAGTTTTTTCCATTTAGATAAGCCTGATTCATTTGGTCAACAAAATCTTTTAAATCACCAGGAGAATATCTTTCTGGATTAATAACATTCAAAAAGGCGGCTGCATATTCTGAACAAAACCATCGTTTTTTTGAATGAATTTGCAGGTTAAGAATTTGGCTAAAGAAAATTCCTAAAAAGTCATAACCATTTCCCTTGCTTTTAACGAATAAAAGTTCAGAAACAATAGGATTGTATAAAACGGAAATAATATCCCAATTATCTTTCTTCAAATGAATATTTTTCATTCTAACACCCTTATCTCTAGGGCTTGAAGAAATGCAAAATTGTTCTTTAGAGCCATAATTAAAAACAATCTCTACATGGCTATAAATTGACCGCGTACCAAATCTGATAACGCGGTCAATTAATTTTCCTTTGCCTTTGTAAAAAGCTAAGTGAATACTCATTCCTTAGATGCCTCAATTAAAACAGAAGCGACCTTTGTACTGTCAATCAATGCCTCTTTTAAAACATTATCAACACCTTTTAATGACGCTGTTAATACAAAAGAGCCATTTTGAACTGATTTCAAATATTCCTCTGAAATCTTAGCAACATCATTATCTGGTGATAAATCACTTAGTATCTTCATTTTCAAAGTTTTATATTCTTCAAAATTAGAACTCTTAGATAATGCAACAACATCCGCTAACTGAATTGCAACAAGCAATCCAGAAACATCCGCTAAACTGCCAATAAAAGACATGGAATCTCTCTCAGTCTGATCAGAAATTTTCGTTCTAATAACTTGCCTTAAATCTGGCTCGACAAGATCAGGAGTTATATTAGGGAAATCACTCATTTATTTTTTCCTTTATGAAAAGAAGATTAAAGCACCTTCATTGCTTTCAATTCCATTTGATAGATAACTGTTATTTGCATTTCCAGCCATTTTACTAACCGTATGAGGTGCATATACCATACCTCCTTTTGCAGCAAAAAGCGCATATTCAGAATGATTTTGAAGCAATGTCTCTTGAGCGTACAATGTTGAATTCCAGTGACTATCAACACCACGCAAGCAATTAGTTATATTAGCTTTATCAATAATTCCGAATGAACCAGACATAACAAATCCATAGTTACAATTATCAATTGTAGTATTTTTCACATGATCTGATTGCATCGCAATTTTTGAAATAGTGCAGTAAGCTCCAAAAAAACAATCTGAAACATCAGAGCCAACGCATCCTATTGTAGAGTTATCATGCCCCCAAAAACCATAGTTAAAACCAGATATCTCTGAATAAGAAGCATCTACATTAGAAGAGCTTGCAAATATACCAGATGTATTAACTGTGTCTCTTAATGAAGAATGTATTTTAGCATAAGGAACATATGAGTATGAATTGATAGATGTATAAACACCGCAATAGCAATTGTTAGCTCTCACACCTCGACATTCTAGCCTTGAATTCCAAGAGGCCTGAAGCCCAAAATGACAATCTTCAACTATTATAGAATCTTGATCGCAAAGAACCCATGAACCATCAACTCTTAAACCTATATCTTGAGTATTACTGCCACGTCCTTTAATTTTAAAGCCTGAAAAATTAAGCCCTCTTATATTGTAAGCAGCAATATAACAATTATCTGATCCATCGTCCTGAAAATTAAGAACGCAATTTTCGGGATTAGATACATTACCCTCAATTCTAATCATTTGTGCATAAGGCTGCTGAGATAAAACAAGTTTTCCCAAAATATTATGAGTTCCATCAGGAACTTTTATAATGACAGAACCTATTATAGTTTTTCCTTTAAGGCTATTCCAAGCATCTTGAATGCTTGAAGGCTGCCCTTCTAAACCAATATTTATTGTTGTTGATGCTTGGAAATTCATAAGATTTTGAGATAAAAAGCTAGATGAAGACAATTCTGATAATGTCTTTGCTGTAACAAGAACATCTTCACCAGCAGAAACTTGTTCTTGATTCCCAACATCGTTTAATCTGTTTAAAAGCTGATCCATTCTCGCACTTGCATTGTCATGCGCAATTACAGCAGAATCTAGTTTTTGTTCAATAGTTTGATCTGTCATGATTAATACATGCCTCCATTCCATTTTCCTTCATTCGCACGAAGGCGAATTTCTTGATCAAGTTGTTTAGTTTTAGTTTCTGCTAAGGATTTAACCAAAGCGGCTTGCAAATGCGTATCACGATTTAAATGACTGTGCATTTGTCTAGGAGAAATAATAAAATTATCTAAATTTTCATTAGAAGCCTGTTCATCTGTTGCCCAAGGCAAATGTTGAACAAGAGTATCAGTTGTTATTCCTGCCACAGGAGATGCATTTACAATAAGATTTTCAGTATCAGAAAATGTTACTGACATTCTAAATGTAAGATCAGTCAAAGATGAGCTATCAGGGCCAAATTTAGGAACTGGTTGATCAAATTTACTTATGGCGTAAAGAACACCATCTTCATCAAATAAACCAATCTCTTGAGCATAAAAAGTATCAACAGTATTAGGAACATAAAGATCAAACCAAACTGTATTTGGTTGTGAAGTTTCTGTTCCATATCCAGTTATTCGACTGCGAAAAACCTCATTTTCAAGAGCTGTTTCACCTCCAGAAGGAGAACGATCACCGCTTCCTAATGCTATCTCGGTAAAAACCATTGGCTCATTAGAAGCTGTTTTTAGAGCATGTTTATTGCGCCCTGCAACAGTTACTATTGAGTAACCTAAAGTCATTAATCAATCTCCATTCTTGCTTGATATTTTCCACCTGAAACAACTTGTGAAATTAGTGTTATAACGTGATCATCAACTTCAGGCTCTACTTTCAAGGACGCTGTATAGCGTCCCCCTAAAGAATTGTAACAGCCTAAATAAAGATTAGTTTGAGCAAGTAAAATCTTATGAAGCTCAAATACTCTTGCTTTAGGCTTTGAAGTCATAACAGCAGAATAAGCAAAATTATTTTGGCTTTCAGTCAAAAATGAATCCGCTGTATTGAAAATAACCTCAATTTTAAAGGTTCCACGTCTAGCAACAGGCTCTTGTTCCCACCATTCTTCTATGGTTGTTTTATAACCTATAGACTGCAACGATCTTTCAACTGCGATCCTTGTCCCTTTTAGTCTATGAACCATAGGAGTTGCAGCAACAACTCTTCTTTTAACTTTTTCAGGCCAATTATCATCCCAAACATCAACAGATAAAGCCCAAGCAAGCCAAGGCAATAAAATTAAAGGAACTTCATGAGGATTCCAGATTTTTGATATCAATGAGATGTCAATTTCTGCAAGAGAAGCAAGCTCAACTGACAAAAGAGCGCGTTCAAGAGGCGTTGCTGTATCTGGCAATATTGATCTTGCTATCGGCGCAACAAGTTTTATCCTCTCTTCTGGTGTCATTATGTCCAACTACCTTCTGCTTGCACTGCAACTATTTTAATTTCTGTGCAATTAGGAGCTTCTTTTAAGCCGCCTCCAACATCTGAAATAGGTGAATTAAGAGTGATATGCTCAATACCACTGATATTACCGCAACCACCTATACTCACTCTTTGAGCCGCCATACCCACACGCCTTCTAATTGACACATATTCTTCAACAGCAGAACGTGCTTGATTAACAAGAATTTCAGGATCAGCACCAGGTGCATATGCAATTTCCATATCAACAATGTAGTCAATAATTTGGGCTTGCTCTACTCTCACATTATCACCTACAGGCCTTACTTCTTTAGCTGTAACAGCTTTATAAGCACGACTTAACAATGAAACATCGGCTTCACCATATTCAAGGGTGGGCAAAATCACCAAAAGTATTTCAGGGGCAAGAACAGGATCACCTTCATTTCTTCCATCAAAAGGAGTATTTCTTTTTCCTTCTGAAAATGCATCTGCATGTAATGTTTCACTATATGTAGCATTGTCTTCTTCTGAGTAAGACCATGCATCAGCAATATCTCTTGTTCCATCCAATTCTAAAGCATGAAAAACATAACCGCCAACAGGGCCGGCTGTTGAAAATGCTTCAGGAGCAAGAGCGGTTAAATCTCTTTGCGTTGCATCATCTACAGGATTTCCTTCAGAATCTAAAAGTCTTGATATTCCATAATAAGTAGCTCCAATGTGATCAAGATCACCATCTTCTGCTGTTGCAAGAGATAATTTTTTTATTGTTTCATTAATTGCAGCTCTATAATGAGCTTCCTCATAGCCCCCGCCTCTTGCCACTGCAATCATTAGAGGTGAAGTCTCTAAAGCATCAACATCAAAAGAAACGCCCTCTTCTGAGAGGGCGGCTTTTAGAAAATCAGCTCTTCTTTTTTTTATTGTTTCAAAATCAGTATCAACTAAAGCAGGGATTTCCCCTAAAGCTGATAGATTTGGCGATACAAATCTACTCATCCAGCAGCCCTCACAGTAACACCGCTATTATTTGGCCTTACAAGAAGTTGATTTGTGGAAGCAACTGTAAAATCACCTAAATGACCTTTAGGCCTCCAATCTACAGTTATTGAAAATTCAGCTTTCCCTTGCCGAACTTCTTCAACATCTCCAAAAAAATCAACTCTTTTGACTTCAAAACGCGGTTCCCAAGTATCAATAGCAGCAACAATTAAAGTTCTGAATGTTCCAAATAAAGCAGGTGTCATTAATCGACCCAATAAATCAACAATCCCACCGCCAAATTGTCTAAGCATAACTAATTGACCTAGCCTTGTTCCTAAAATAACTTCAACAGATTGAACAGCAGATTGATAATTATCAATCAATTCTCCTGTATGCCGATCTATATCCATTTTTCATTATTTTCCTTGATTTTTAGAAGTTTGTTCAACTTTCTTATCTTCAATCTTCAAAGAAGATGAAGTTTCATTGTTGTTTTGAGAATTTTTTTTAAAAGGTTCTTTTGAAATACGACCTAAACCTAAATCATAAAGAGCATTTACTTCATTCAGTTCAATTTCATTCTGATTAGGTTTAACTTTTTTGCCATCAATAAATTTAACACCAGGTTTAATGTAATATTTCAATTTTTATCTCCTTTAAGAGTTTGGCGGGCCGGTATTAGCCGGCCCTGGCAATATTCCAGGATGGTTATGATCTTTACCAGTGTTTTTTCCATCATGATCTTGACGGCCTCCTGTTTGATAAAAACCATTTCCAGAAAAACTAAATGTGCATCCACCAGATTCTATTAATAATTCACCGTCTTTTATTGAAACAGTAACACCAGCATCACTGAAAACATTAGCATTCATATTTTTATTAGAAGAAATGTTTTCATCTGAATAACCACCTCTAATTAAGATACCTTGTCTAGGATCTCCATTTGGATTAACAGAACCAACAATTTGACCTTTTTTGAGTGGAATGGAGGTTTTACCTGTTTCAGGGTGTGGATACCAAGGGGATAAAATAGCCCCTTCCTCATCTTCACCTAATTTAATTCTATAGCCCTTATCTGCATCAATCTCCTCTATAGGGCCAATAGCTATAGAATTACCAAAATGAGTTTTCAGTGACTCAACATCTAATTTGAGTGCTATTAGCTCATTAATCATCCTATAGAAACTCCATTTGGTTTTAATTCATTATGAGGCCCTTCAATCTCATTGATTGAATTCTCAATGCCTTGATTATCACCAAGAAGATTAACAGATTCACTTTTTGTTAATCCAAACTCTTTTTGAATAAATTGATCGTAATCAAAACTATTTCCAGCAATGACATTACCTATTTTTTCACCTACAGATTTAACATGTGGGAAAGTTGAAGATTGGCACATAAGCAAAAAATCATTAAGAACATGATCTTCACTAATCTCTTCACCTCTAACGGGGTCTTGCAGAAGATTTGCATGAATTACAATCTGTTGACCTGCAATTCTAACTCCTTCCCTTGCATTTCTTGCCCCGTTTCTTTCAACCTTAATCAAATTATCAATCATTCTTAAAAAAAGTTGACCCCAAGAATTATTAGGATTCGTCAAAGCAGAAGTGATTTCATAATCTGTAACATCTAATATCATTTCAAATGCTTGATCAGTCATAGGCTGCTGAAGAATAACCGCTTCACCTTCATCATTAGTTTGTCCCATTGCTGTAGCAATTCCAGACTCTATCAAAAGTTCTGTTGAACCATTTTGATTTAAAGACCTTCCTTCAATATTGTTTCCTTCCAGTTTACCTGTTCCAGTATAAACTGAAATAAAAGGCTTAGGCCTGTCTGTTTCTATTTTACCACCTTCCATGGTAAAAGCATTTATTGCGGAATCGCAAACATCAGGAATACTTGTTGTCCCCGTCAATGCTTGTGTTGCACAAGTTCTCCATGCAAGACGCATTAAGCTCATTATGCTACTCCAAGGCTGTAAATTAATCTTGTGTGTCCCCGCGTTGCAGGTGATAGAACTTCAAACCAAGGCGCGCCATTTCGGGAAATAGCCCTTATTTTGTCACCAGTTCTTATATCAATTTCACTGTAGTTATTTATATCTATGTAAAGTTCTGCTTTGTTAGCAGAAACTCTTGAAGGCCAATTTTTATTACGACCTCCATCAAGACCAGAAGTTTCTGTTTCAAAAACTCTTAAAACAGCTTCTATTTTAATATTTTCCCTATCTGTGTCTTTAATCCCATTTTTTAAATGGCATATCAAAACAGTTTCAGAGAATAGCTTATCCCCACTAGAAACGACTTTATCACGATATTTGTGGAATCTAGCAGGGATAGGCATATTATTTTTCCTTTAACGGCGCATAAACTTACCGTCTTTAAAATAACCAGAAGAAGGCTTCTTGTTAGAAGCCTTCTTTTCTTCATTTTCATTCTCTTGTTCATTTTGAACAGGTTCACTGCTCTTAGAAGTTTGAGTTACTTTTGAATTTTTCTGCTCTGGATCACTCATTATTAACCTCCTTGAGCAACAGAAGTTTTAGCTTTCAACAACATTCCAGGGCGCGTACAAACAAATAAAGGATAACTATACATTTCTACACGATCCCAAGCTTCACGGCCTGAAGGATCAGCAAGTACCATTCCAACAAGAGGCTGTCCCTTTTTGCCTAAATAAGGCTTAAATTCATCAGCAGGGGCCCAAGCAACCTTGAATACGCCACGTGCTCCAATTGGGAAAAATCGTGCTTTGTTGGTAGCTATTGACAATTTACCATCATCACTACCACGGTAATTAATAAAGGTAATATTTTCGATTTCGATTGATGAATAACCCTCAATATTTTCGAGCAATTTAGCACCATCTTCACGCGCCAATTTTGTCTCTTTAATATTTTTGTGATTAATAAATTTATCAAAAAAGGTATCGCCACATAAGCAACCAATTTGAGTTCCAGCACGATATGCACCTTTGCCAGCTTTCATCATTTCCCGACCAACATCGCGACATTTTGCACGAACATCAGTTTCAGGATTATCAAGCTCAAAATCTATTTCAGAAGGCTCATTGATATTCCATTCTTTAAACCAATCATAAAGAACAGTTGTTCCATCAGCATCATAGACTTTTCCCAAAATAGCACCTAGACGCATATGCTCCCAAGTGTATTCAAAATCATCTTCAATATTTACAGAACGCTCTGCAACTTCACTTGTCATTTCTTTGACTTGATCGTCAAAAGGCAAGCCAACAACACCAGCAAGCTCTGAAGCGTAAATTGTAGAACCTTCAGCAAGTCTAACAGCAGGGAATGCACGAACGTTAGCACCTTCAGGAACAAGCTCAGTAGGAGCTTCACCATTCGCAGAAGTAGGAATAAGAGTTAATTTGCCATCTTTGGAAGCGATACCAACCATTCTCGAACGAGTTGGCATATCCTCAAATATTCCTAACTGTCCTAGCAGCTGCGGTTTAAATTCAAGATTTTCAACAATCTCTTCTTGAAATTCAATAACGCCAAAAGCGTCTTGATTAAATACATCTGTAACCAGACCCATTTCTTTTCTCCTTTTAGCTTATCGAGCAATAATTGTATGCTTTGCCAATTCAGCAAGAGCATCATTTTTTTGTTGATCAGTTGTACCTTCAGGCCAAACAAGAACTTCTGCTTGAACTTCAGTTTGACGCGCTGTTATCGTGCCACGTTTTTGATCACTATCGGTATCAACAGGATACATAGCAATACCAACAGGAACTTCTGAACCATCAGAAGCAGTTGGATTCCAAGGAACATATTCATCTGAAACAGAAGATACCAATGTTCCTGGAATAATTTTTCCATTGCCAGCAGCATATTTTCCAGTTTCGCGTGAAATAGAACCCGCTTCTGATATAATATAATGAGCTGCTGTGCGACGATCTTGAGTAAGAACTTCACCCATTTTCATAATCTCCATTAAAATTTCTAATAAGTATTAGCGACGCTTGTTCAATTTTTTCATAACATCACGCGCGTGACTTGAGGCTTTAGGCCCTTCAACATCACCACCAACAGAAGAACCAGTCGCTAAAGCAAGTGAATCAGGCTTTAGCGATCTATTTGCCAAAGATTTTGAATTATCTTTTTGTTCACTTGCAGCAGGAACATTTTCAATGACAAAAGCGCAAACATCAGATGCACTCATTGAAGGTGATTTTTCAGCTAAATCAAAAGCAGCTTTAATACGATTTGCATCATTTTTTATGTCATCATTAGCCATAATTTCAGAAAAACGAGCTGTTGCGCTTGCAGCACCATCGTTTTTAGCTTTTGCAACATCGTTATCATATGTTGCTTTAGTTACTGTATCAGTGTCTTGAATATCATCAGACATAGAGCTTCTCCTTTTTACAGTTTTTGAGCCTCTATCGGCACTTTTAATGTTGGCAAGAACTTCATCGAAGGTGCCGATTTCATCTGCAAGCCCTGCTTTAATAGCTTCTTGAGCTGACAGTATCCCAGCCTCAAGGCTGTAGATTCTTTTTTCAGGAATATTTCTATGTTCTGAAACAATAGAAACAGCCTGTGACATTATATCTGTCATTCTTGATTTAACCGCTTTCGCGGCTTCTTCACTAACTTCTTCATAAGGGTTTAAGTCAATTTTCCTATCACCCTCATGAAACATGGTGACTTTAACACCAGCTTCTTTCATCTGATCTGAATAATCAGCATGAATTAAAAGAACGCCAATTGACCCTAATTCTGAAGATTCAGTTGCAACAATCTTAGTTGCTCCACTAATCAAAATATAAGCCGCGCTAAAAGCGGTTGCGTTAACAACCGCTGTAATAGGTTTTTGCTTTGAAAGAGACCTGATTAATCTTGAAGTTTCAGCAAGACCATGTGTTTGACCTCCTGGTGAATTTACATCAAGAACAATTCTATCAACTTCATTATCATCAACAGCCGCTTTTAGCTGTGTTGCAAGGCCCTCATAAGAAGTCATACCTGAATATGATCCCATCCACGCGCCCCGATTCACAGTTTCGCCTAGCAGGGAAACAATAGCAGTAGAACCTTCTTTCCTGTAACCTTTCCAAGATTTTCTTCCGTATTTATCATTAGAAAACTCTTCATTTCCTACAAATCTATTTCCTTGTGGCTCAAGGTTTTCTCCACGCATTCTGGAAGAGAGATATTTCCCGATAATCAAACCTTGCGTTTCACCAATTAACAAAGGAGTTCCAAAAACCATTTCAGCAGTTCTTAAATAAGATATTGAGCCTTGATTATTATCATTTTCATCTGACATATTGAAACTACCTTTTAAAACCAGCGGTTATTGCACGTCTTCTTATTCTTGGCTTTCCGCTTTGTTCAGCACATTTTGATTCATGGTAAGCAATTAACCGATCTAATCTAGGCAAATCAGCTCTAGCAAATTGGATATCGTCTTCACCAAATTTACCGCGAACCATTGACTCACCAGAAATTATCTCTTCACGCTTTTGCCTCAATTCATCAGCTTTAGCACAATGATCTATTGACTGATCAATCATTAAATTTCCGCCTCTTTTGTCTGCATATTAGCAGCTCTTGCATGATCAACTGATAAAACAACATTATCTGCAACAGGCTGCAAATTTCTTGCAACGACCTCTTCAACTTGCTCTATAGTGATTCCATCATGTTGTGGAAGTTGATCAATTATATTTTGTGAAACAGCATTTGCTAAACGATCATAATCAATAGCTTGATCTAAATTATTTTCAATCATTTGCATAACATCCGCTTCGGTTAAATATTTTCTAAGCCATTCTCTTTTATCATTTGGCCTTCCAAATGCATTATTAACAATTTCTGCATGTTTTTCTGAGAGAACTTGCCCTGTTTGCTGTGTTTTTGGGTTTTCAAAAATAACTGTAACAAGCGTATTTGTACCATCATAAGAGGCCTGAACAGTATCAGCAAGATTTCTAGCCCACTCTATTGCTTGTTCTTCATTACGAAAACTATCTGCATCTATAGAACCAGGAACTGCTATTAACGGTGGGTTTATGCTTGTCATTTTATACCTTTAAATAAAAAAGGGGCGGTAACACCGCCCCTTAGATGATAATTCAATTTAGAATTAACCAACTGAAGTTGTTGGATCATCACCGCTTGCAGTATCATCTGTAGAAAGATCACCATCTGCAACATTACCATCATTATTGAAGTCAATTCCAGAAACAGAAATTGAAGAACCTTCAGCAACAGAAAGAGTAAAGTTAAGTTTTCCGTACTGCTTAGGAAGCATGAATCCATCAGCATCAACACTTACAACATCAGTTGCAGTTGCATCAATACCTAAACCACGGAAATTAGCAGCAGTGTAAGAAACGGTGATTTGACCTGCGACGCTTTCATCACGAACTGAAGTTGTAACAGAAGCAAGTCCATCTGTGAATGTAACTTCTGTAGCTTCAGCAATGTTATCTGCATAACGAGAAAGAATTTTAGTATGAGAAACGCTTGGCTTTGACCAAAGAAGTGAAATCGCATCAGGAAGATTTACAGGTTTTCCATCAAGCATGACAGTTAGACGCGCTGCCATAGCAGCCAAACCGCCAGAATTAACAAAACTATTTACGCCTTCTTCAATCAAAGCAAGTACAGCAGTACGCTCTTCAGAATTCAAACCTTTTGCAATTTCAATCTCTTGATCAATCAAGAGCATTTTTGCATCATAGTTTTGAATGTGTTGCGTAACTGTATTGCTCAAACCTGTAATAGCTTGAGCGCGTGTTGTTGCTTCAGCTTGAATAGCTTGAGCACGCGCTTGAGACTCAGCCGCGATATCATCAGCAAGAGCCTGATCACCTTGAGCGCGTGCCTGAGCTTCAGCTTGATCCGCTGCTTTCATAGCTGCTTTCAAACTTTTCAAGTTTTGATAGCTTGTTGCAGCATCAAGACCAGTATCATGATCGACAGACGTTTGCATAATTGCATCAGCCATTTATATTTCCTTTTCTTTAATTTAGTGAAAGTTTCCCCGCCCAAGGATTATTCCTTGAATGAGATTGTTTTGACAAAAAAGTCAAATTTTTTAATCTGTATAAGACAGATTTTTATGATTAACCCAAGCATCTTGAAAATTTTCGGGTAAAACCTTGCAATAAACAGAATTGCTAGTTCTTCTATTCTGCTTTTCAATCAATCCAGCATACCAACCAAAATAGAAATAATCTTTGTCATCATTTTCAGGAGCCAAAATATCAGGCGGTGTATACTTTATTAAATCAATATCATTTGAATTTTGATTTTCAATAGGATTGGATGAAACAGATTCAGCAGGTGAAGAAGTTATTTCAACTTTCATTCCAGGGTCAACAACTGATAAAATTGTTCTAACAGGAGCAAAATCAGTTACAGCACTAGTTGAAGAAGTTATTGTTGTTATTGTATCGCCTTCACCACTCATTCTCTTTCCACCTTCCAAGAAGCTAATGTTTGAACAACCCCTGTAGAGTTTTCTTTTGAAACAATTCGATATTGTGAAGAAGATAAAATAGAACTTTCATGATCAGAACTAACTTCAATATCAACAATTGATTTTTCTAAATCAATATTTTTAATTCCATCATAAATTACCCTAACTTCACCAAAATATATTCCAACAAGTTTTAACTCTTGATTAGATAGGGGGTAAGGAGTCTGCAAGCCCTCTTGTATCGTAACTATTGTTACTTTAGCAATATGAGTATCTCCGATATTATCCCTAAATATATTTTCAGGCCTCAATATCGTCATCTAACAAATCCATTTCGTCAACATTAGAACCACCGTTAGTTATCCCACCGTGAATATTAAGCTCTTTACGGCGTTCAAGTTCCCTTGATCTTTGCTGATAAACATCTTCAATATCTTTTCCAAGATCATCTGCAATATCTTGATCAGAAGAAACTCCCATATCTTTATACATAGAATGAGTTTTTGCAGCTTTTACTTCATCAGCAACAGGCTTTGCCGGCCCGCGCCATTTGGCGCGACAAATAGATGATTTATTAGCAATAAATTCATCCATTGAAATATCAGCACGACCTTGATCGACCTCTTCTTCAATGAAATTCTCCAAAAGAACTTTAGAAGGAGGGACTGCCAAATGCTTTCTTCTAAACATTAAAAGAGGCCACTGCTTAGCAATTCCCATTCTAATTGATGAGTAAGTTTCACCTTTGTGATCACCTGTAACATCGGACAATAAAGCACCACCGCAACGCGCTACTTCTCTCAAAAGAAAATTAGCCATCTGTTCATAAGAATTTGCAGCACTGTTAACAGTATTAAACCTGAACTTTTCTCCCATCATCAAATGAGCTATTTTTCCATTTCTTCCAAGATCAATATCAACATTTTGATGCCAAGCAACTTTATTTCCCATAAAGCTATCAAAACGGCTTTCAATTTCTTCATTGTCATATTCGTCTTCAGCTTTCAAAGCATCAAGAATCTCTGAAGTTGGATAATCAGATTCAATTGTAGCAGCATAAATAGCTTTTAACATTTCAGATGTTAATGTCGCATCAGTTAATTGATCATAATTTCTTAATACTTTTAGTATTGGGGCCCAAGGGGTTATACCTCTAACTGATCCTACAGAACCATCAAAAGTATGATCTATCAAAACTCTTCCATAAGCATCACGCGCCGCGCGATCTACATCCTGATAAATGCCATTCCTGCTTTTAAATCTAAAACTATATCCAGCAGGTGCACCTTCTGTATCAAGATAAACACCGCTATCTAAACTCAAGTTAGCATTAGTTTTTCTTGACAACCAATGAGATGGAATAAGTCTAATTTTTGATAAGTTTTTACATCCCGCTCTTTCAAACATAGGAAATTGAGCAAGAATGTCACCAGTCGCAAACCATTGTCGAATATAAGCCGCTTGGATTTGACCTAAAGTATAACGACCACCAGCATCAACTTCATACTTGTTTTCAGAATAATCTCTGAAACGAGCTTCCATCTTTCTAGCCCAGGATGAAGTTTGATTTGAATCCCATCCTTTAAAAGACATATCAGGCTGCAAGTTTGGAGTTAATCCATCACCAATCATCAAAGATATCATTGCATCAGTTGTTCCAGATATCCAGCCATTGTTATGCATAGCTTCAATAGCGCGTGTAGCAGAACTAGCCCAAGCAGCCCTAACGTCTTGGCTTTGATCTCTCAAAGAAGGCATTGGGAAATTCAAATAGTGTGAAGTTTCAGGCAAACCATTTAAATATCTTGAGGTTGGCTCTATTGGTTCAGATACACTTTGAACGCTTGAAATATTAGGAACTAAAGATTTCAGGCGTTCAATAATCATTTTAAATCCATCTTTATTTATTTAATGCAGCAGAATAATTTGCAAAACTTTTCTTTTTCTTTTTTTCAGGAAGCGCATCAGAAATTCTTTTATTTCTAGCTCCTTCATGATCTTTATCAGGAATTCTTTGAGCGCCTAACAACCAGCCAGCCGCAACTTGCATTGCCTCAACATCAAAAAAGTGATTGTCTTTACTTCTTTGAACCCACTTTGGTTTTCCACCAGGCTTTTTAACACGCGCTTCTGATACTAATTGCCTAAGATAATATTCTGGAACATCATCTGGCAACAAAAATGATCCAGGCATATCAACAGGCCAAGACAATCTTTCATGAACTGTTCTTTTCAAAAAATCAGTATCAACGTGCAAAAGTTCAATTCCTACGGTCTCTTGCCTTCCACGCCAATTAACACGCGCTTCTATTTTTGAAGGCTTTACAGGCCTTCCTTGTAAAGTGTCGCGTCCTTTAGTTGGACGGCAAATTCTCTCATGTCTTTGACAGAAAGAATAAACACGATTTTCAGGAACTTCTTTAGGGTTGCCTGGACGAAAACCAGAATCTATTAAAGCCATTTTAATAGGAAAACCATCATAGCGATCAAGGATCACCATTTCTAAATCTTCCCAAACTTCTTCTTCAGCAGTATTACCAAATAACTCATTACAGGTAACTAAATGTGAAGTACCTCTTGGGCCCCAAGCCCGAATTCCATAAATCAGACTTCTTTTTTGAACATCGCAAGCCAACGTAAGAAATCTTGTCCAAGGCAAGATTTCTCCCATAACAAAAGGAGTTTGAGGGCTTTTTAACTTTTCAAGTTCTTCCCATGTTGGAACACTGCCAGAACCAGGAGCATAAAGTTCACCAAAAGAACCATTAACAACAGCTTTTATTTCTTCTTGATCACCACTTCTAACAGCTTCTACATATTCAGAAGCACGATCACCAAAAGTTTTAAATGGTGAACATAGCCCTGAAACCCAATACGATAAAGTTAAAGATTCAGGAGCCTCACCAACTACAGCTCCATTTTTTTTAACATATTGACCAGGAGCAACGTAAACACCTCTTTCAAGCATTTCATTCTTATGTTCATCAAGAATAGGATCAGCGCAACCTTGTGGACATTGCAAATAAGCAGTTTTTGAAGCTAAAGATGGATCAGACTTTCCTTCTTTTCCGTTTTCTCCAATAGGTTTTTCCCATTTCAAGCAATTAAAACGGGGGATAAAATATTCCCCGCAATGAGGACAAGGCCAAGCCCAATGATGTTTAGTTCCAGATTGCCAAATTCTCCAGATTGTTGATGATATTTCATCAGCATCAACATCGGCCCAAAAATGTAACAAAGAATCTGGATCAATTTCCACTTCACTAGGGCCTTCTGATGGTGTCGAAGTAACGTAGTGTACAAAATCAGCATAAGTATCACCACGCTTATCAATCAATTTTATTGGATTACCTGCATTTTTTACATTCGCAACAAGTTCATCCGCTTCATCCGTAATAGCCAAACCAAAAGGATCAGACTTCATTGCAGAAGAAGAACCACCATGAGCCAATCTAAGGGGAACACCAGAAACAAATTTTCTTAATTTTTTAGATGCTTGCCCCCAAGAAGTTTTTTTATTCAAGCAATCTGTACTTTTTAGCAACTCTTCAACACGCGGTTCAAATTGCTCAAGCAAAAATTGCTTAGTAGGTCCAACCCAAAGAATGGGAACAGGTGATTGATCAAGCCTTGCTCCAACAACATCAAGAGAATTTTCACTTTTTCCCATTTGAGCACCACACACAAAACCAACTCTTTTATGTGTTCTGTCATGAACAGCTCTTGAAGGCTCAATAACGTAAGGTGTTAATTTAGGATTTCTTGGCCCCGGAAAACCTGAAGTTTCACTGTGCTCTCTATTTTCAGCAGCCCATTGATCAGGTGTCATCTTCTGTGAAGGTATCAAGAGTGTCGATGCCCGTTTGTAAAGCGTTCCCGATTTCTTGGAAACGCTTGGCAATTTTTTCTCTTGATCTATCGCAGATTTTTTCAATTCTTTTTCGCTCATCAATATTTCTAGTGATTGCGGCTGGTAATCCCAAAATACTTTGAAGATATATTCCAGCCATTTTATCAACTATATCTTCAGCTTCATGAAGACTAATTACAGTTCTATCTGTAACAGCAATCCTTAATTCAACTTCCTTTGCTCTTGCATCTCTCAATCTATTTTCACTAGCATTTCTAGTTTGAGATTTATTTTCTTCTTTCAAAAAAGAAATATAATCAGCAAGGCATTTTTTAAAATTATATTTAGAACGAGCTTCTTTTTTTATAACTCCATCTTTTGCCATTCGCGCAAGATGTCGAGTTGTAACCCCAAGAGCTTCTGCCATAACAGCAGCACTCACATTTGAGTCAATATCTTCAATTTCAATCATTAAAAGCTCTATTTTATTATATTTTCAATAGACTAGACGTAAATTTTCAAAAATCAAAAAAATACTTAAGATTCGGGCTGCTGCGTCCCCGCTTAGGACGGGGCCTTGCAAGAAGGAACCTTATAGGGGGTGGTAGGAGTGAATGCAGAACCCAACAAAACTACTTCACCCCTACCTATGCTCCTGTGAGGAACAACTTATTTGATAACTCCATCAGTTATCTTAGTAATAGTCTTTTCGATTTCAGGCTGCAACTCTTGAGCTATTCCTTCGAACGCTTCTTGAGTATCATCTTTGATCATCTCTTTAGGTATTGCCGGTCCGTATAACATTCTTATTGGAAGTGACGCGCTTGTTGATCTTATAAATACGTGACCATTCCCAACTAACTTTCCTGATCCAGCATGTCCAGCATTTATGAATGCAGATTGGAATTTATTTTGCTTTCCCCAGGGTTTAGCTTTCACACCATACCCGAATTGCCTAGCTCCAAATTCCTTTAAAGAAATATGATTTCCTTTTCCAGAAATTTTATATTCCAGATTTTTTATTGAGGAATTTTTTGCCTCAAGATTTCCTAGGTCAATTAATTTCTTCTGAGAAAGTCCGACTTGTTTTGATAGCGATCTTTTTACTTGAGTGAATGCTTTTTTACCGACTCGGTTTAGTGCTATTCTATAGGCTCTTTGCGCTTGGCCTTCATTGCTTAGTTTATTGAGAGCCTCATCTAGTTTTTCTAAACCTTCACCTTGCCATCTGTATTCTAACATTAGACACGGTATCCTATGTATTTAGTTTAGATATATGTTTACTCTTGAGAGATATTAATAAAATTATTTATTAAGTAATAATATATTAAATTAATATAAAATAATTTTATATATAACGATCAAACTCTTGAGGAGTTTGATCTATAAAAAATAAATATACAAATAAAATATCAAAAAAATAATTAATTTATTTATATATAACCACACGCAAGGCGCAAAAATTTTCGGGAGCAATCGCGTGTGTTGTAATCCGCCGCTGCAAAATAAGTCTAATCACTTTTTGTAACAAAGATTGAAAATATATTGGGTTTAATTGCATTTTATTTTTATTAATCAAAAGTTTATTATTGTTACATAAAGTTGATAAAAAATTGTGGATAAAATTATATTTTAGATTTTTTTACTGTGATAAGCGGATTTTTAAAAAGGGACATTTTGAAAATGTCCCTTAATGTCCCCTATGTCCCTTTTACTGATTTTTTGTATAAATATGATCAATCAACTTAGATTCATTAGGAATTTTTTTACCTAAAAGAGCCATAATGTTTTTAAAAGTTTCCCAATTTCTTTTAGTTTTTATAAAAGATATTTGAGCATTTTTAGAAGATTTTTCATCTGAAAAGATGCATCCAGCGTGATCTTCATCCATGTCCATTGCAAAATACAAATCAGCAGCAAGACTTGTTTCATCATCGGTTAATGTAGTTTCTAATTCGTCTTTCAAACTGAACTCAATTTTCATTGCTTGAGAATATGTTTCACCTGTTATAGAAATCCTTCCAAAAATCCATATTGTTTGAAATTCAAACTCAATATCTTTGCCATATTTCTCTACAAAATAATTTTTTCGGCGCAATATACGACCATCACCAAAGTCTATTGTTTCATTCCACCATGCATCAAAATTTAAATATTTTTTATCATTCATAGTTATGCCAATTCCTAGTTAGTTAAAATATATATCTTGTGTTAAATTTTCCCAATAAATTCTATCAGTGAACATTTCCACCTTTTATACAAAAAACTCTATATCTTATAGGAATAGAACCCCAACCAGATATATATCTATCTAACCATTCTCGAAGATACCAATCTAAATTTCTGTTATAGTATTTTGATGATATTGATAATTTTAATAAACGGTAAAACAGGCGAAAAGCCTGTTTTTTAGTTCTTCCTGATACCGCCATTACATCAACAATAAAGCGATCTTGAATTAAAAGATATTCGGTAGTTTTCATGCGCCGCAACGCCCTCTTCCTGTAAAAACAGTAGTACCTTTGATTGGATCATTCATTTCTTCTTGATCCCAAAGGGCGCAATTTGATTCTACGCATTTGGACTCATTAGAAAAAGGCAAACCTGTAACTAGACTTGTACTCTCACTTCGGTTAATGCCAGCAACACCTGTTGAATATGAATATTGCCCTTTAGTTATATTTCTCACTCTCGCATGAGGACACCAAAGCTCTTTAGCATCTTTTTCAGTCTTATAAGTTATTGGCATTATAAGATATCCTTATTTATATGATGAAACTGCTTAAGAGCTTTTTGAACTTTAGACTCTGCTTTTCTGGCGTTACCTGAATCAAATTCCCAATTTGCTTCAACTGAAATATTAGTCTTATCAAGATCGTGACAAAACATAGTAGCAGGAGCATTTGATTGAAATTCTTCAATTGAAATTACATTCTCATATTGATCATAAAGATATGATCTGATTGTAAACTTGTTGATGCTTTCAAGATAGATCATATTCATTATTATGAATCCTCACTATCAATCTCAAAGAGAAATACTTTTGCTGAGAGTTGATTGAAAGAATTTTCAGGAGAATGAATAACTTCATTCATTTGGTATATAACGTGACTAACTTCATATGAGTTATCATCTATTTTGATATATTCACCTTTTCTTGGAACGTAGGAGCTTGCACATTTATCAATCAATGCTCCATTTTCTCCATAAAAGTTAATTGATGATTGCCCTATCATTTCCATGTTTCCTCATATTCGTTGATATTTTCATAAAACAAAAACATTATATCTTTTGGCCTATAATCATTCGCTCTATCCATAAGATTCTTTAATGATCCAGATTTGGGAATAAAAATAAAAACACCTGATCTAACAAAAATATGACAATCAAGTTTTTCTTGAATTTCTGATACTGTCATTATTCCTCCTGATCATTTTCTAAAAGTTTTTCAATAACATCTTCAGCAACATCATAAGCAATTGCGATTGCAGCTATGGTCATTCCAGAAGCAACTAATTGCTTTACATCTTTTCTTTTTCATTGCTTTTCTCTATCTATTATAACTTGCTCAAGATAGATTGCTGTATCTCTCATTTTTTCAGAAATATTAAGCCGCCCTAAAGCCTCTTCTCTTGCGGCTCGAACAAAGTATTCATCTGAGAGATTTTTTATGTCTTGATCAGACATTTCAGAACAAAAATTTAAATCTGCTCTAAAAATATGAATTGCTATTTCTGATACTGTATTATCATAAACAACATCACCCCAATCTCCATGAGATTCAACAAGGCAATATCTTTGTAAATTTAGACATATATTTTCAAAAGTATTTTTAGTTAAAGGTTTATCTAAAAAAGAATTTAATATATTTGAAAAACCTACTGCCAAATATTCAGCATCACACGTTATATCTAAATTCATAATTTATTCCTGTTCATCAGCTTCTTTAAACAAAATAAAATCATACAATGATGACTTCTTGCCACCTTGAAGAGTTATTATCACGCCGTTGCCATCATGATCACTTGCAAATGAATCTGGTTCAAAAGTTCCAAAATATTCATTTCCATCTTCGTCTTTCAAAGACAAAAGACGAGGCTTAGACCAAATGTCTAATTCATCAATATCTTTCCACTTTTTTGACTCTTCTAAGGCAAATAAGGCCTGGTTCATAACGCCGCGCAATGAATCGGCAAGAGATGCAGGATGCACAAGATCACAATGAAAACCGCTATCAAATCTACTATCAATAACAACAAGATTTATATATTCAATGTCAATTGTTGGAGCGCAAGCAGCTCTATTCATATGGATGAAACCAGATGCATCTGCTGAATAATTGCAGTTGCCTAACGACCACCACCAGCCAGGAAGTTTTTCTTGAAACTCAAAAATTGCTTGTACTAAATCTTGAGCTTGATCTTCTGTTAAATGCCAATCAAAAACATTTTCCATAAATTTTATCCTCAAGATTTTGAATTTTTGCAGAACATTCATCAATATTTTTTAGAGCGTAATTAGCTCTATCAATTGCCTTTTGAAGCTCAATTTTTGATAATTTTTCATCATCTGCAATATATGAATACCATTCATATTCTTCTTTATTTTGCCTTCTGCAATATTCATAGTAATTCAATCTTATTAATCTAAAAAATTTTATCATCTTCTTGACCATTTATATTC